CTTTATGAAAAGAAGTATCAGACTGAAATCCAAAAGTTTGGTGCAGAACAATTAGGTCGAAGAAGACGTGACGATTATACGGATAATGAACCTCGTATACCTGTCCCGGCTCAGACACCGTAAGGAGGAAAAATGGCAGAGAAGAAAACTTTAAAAGAAAAAATAAAATCAGCATACAAAAAATTTGAAGAGGTTGCTGCAAGCGGTGCACTTGGCACAGGCGGTGCAGGTATTAAAGAAAAAGAAAAAGTAGAAATAGAAGTTGATCCAGATGAAACTTTGGGTGGAAGACGAATTCAAAAAAAGGGTCCTCCTATTAAAAAAAGAATATATCAAGAAGATATACCTAAAAGACCATCAGGATTAGGTGCAGCACTAAGAGGTGGTGGTAAAGCATTTATGAAGGGTGGAAAAGTTAAATAATGGCAACACTAACAGTAACAGTCAAAGAAGCAATTACACTCAACAACATCGATTATGGATCGGAAAGAGCTTTGGATATTTCCAGTGTTAATGAAGTTGTAAAGAGAGTTGTAACCGCATCAACAACAGAATGCGGATTAATAGGTTTTATATCAGCTATTAGCGGAGTAGGTGTGAGTGCCAACAAAGTAGGTTATGTCGCAGGAATGTTTGATGATGGCGATGTCAGATATATTAGAATTACAAATTTAGATTCATCCAATCATATTATGTTAACGTTTAGAGATGAAGACAACACAGAATATAGAATGAAGGTTGACGCTGGTCACTCGTTTATTTATCCAGGTGATAATAGCGGTGGCGTAGTGGATACGATGAAAGCAGCAGGATCCGCTTTAGCATCAGGTCTTTCTGACTTAGTAGATATTACAGTAGATACAGATACAGCATCATGTGACGTAGAGGTATTTGTAGGAAGCGCATAGGATAAAATATGGCATCAACATATACGGGATTAGGTACCGAGTTAATGACAACTGGCGAAAACGCCAGTACATGGGGAACAAAAACTAATACTAATTTAAAAATCATTGAACAACTTGCTGGTGGTTATATTGAAAAATCTATAGCCGGTTCAGCACAGACAACAACTTTAGCCGTTTCTGATGGATCAGTAGATGCTGAACTCGCACATAGAATTATAAAATTTACAGGAACCATTACTGGAAACCAAATTGTAACTATTCCTCTTGATGTTCAACAGATGTATATTCTTGTTAATGGTACGTCAGGTGCTTACACCGTTCAATTTAAATATGCTTCCGGATCAGGAAGCAGTTTTACTTTTGCAGCGACTGATAAAGGAACTAAAATTGTTTATGCAACTGCTGATGATGGAACAAATCCAAATCTTGTTGATACAGGTATTGGGTCTACTGGAACTTATGATTTAGACGGCGGTGAGTTAACTCTTGACGCTGATTCGGATACTAGCATTACAGCGAGTACGGATGACCAGATAGATTTTGAAATTGCAGGCGCTGATGATTTCACAATGACAGCGAACGCGTTTAATGTATTAACAGGATCGCATGCAACGTTTGCCGATAGTGCTAATGCCAAGTTTGGTACGGGCAATGATATGTTGGTTTATCATGATGGATCAAATTCTTATGTTACCAATGCTACAGGAGCTTTAAAATTAGCGACTGAAACTTCAGGGATTGCTTTAACAATTGGACATACCACATCAGAGACAACGGTTGCTGATAATTTAAGTGTTACAGGAAATGTAACGGTTGGCGTTGATGACACTGGAGGCGATGTAAAATTTTTCGGAGCTTCTGCTGGTGCATATGCACTATGGGATGAATCGGCAGATTTACTCGATATACGAGGAGCAACGGCAGCAGGTGCTGGTTTATTAAGACTTACGACTGGTGAACTTACTGTTGTTGATGGAAATAAATTAGGACGAATCGATTTTCAAGCTCCTTTAGAATCAGATGGTACAGATGCCATTGCAGTAGCAGCTTCAATATGGGCAGAAGCCGATGATACGTTTAGTGCTTCTGTTAATAATACCGATATTGTATTTGCAACAGGTAAATCAGAAGCAGCAGCTGAGAAATTTAGATTTACAGCGGATAATGAAATCGGTATTGCAGGTGCCAATTATGGTACCGATGGTCAAGTGTTAACTTCCGGAGGTGCAGGTGCAGCCGTAGCATGGGAAGATGCTGCTACAGGAGGAGTAACAGCGATTAATAACGCAACAGCCAATGAACTTGTTACCGTAGGCTCCACAACAACTGAATTAGACGCAGAAGCGAATTTAACTTTCACAGGTTCTGCTTTAACTTGCATTGGAACAATTACAACGGGTGTAGATAACACAGGGCACGATGTTAAATTCTTTGGTGCAACGTCAGGAAGTTTCTTCTTATGGGATGAGTCCGATGACGCACTAGAATTAACAGATTCTTCTCCAATTAAAATTGGTGATGGTGGAGATATGACTATCTATCATGATGGTACAGATTCTTTTGTTACAAATGCTCAAGGAGGTTTAAAATTAGCAACAGAAACATCTGGTATCGCAGTTACTATTGGACATACAACTTCAGAAACAACAATTGCTGATAATTTAAATGTTACTGGTATTGCTGCTTTGGCTGATGGTACAGCTGGAGCACCAGCATTGACAAATACTGGCGACACAAATTGCGGATTATTTTTTTCTGCAGCAGATACTCTATCATTTACTGCAGCCGGTACAGCCCAATTTACTATGGCTGACGGAGTCGTTGCTCCTGTAACGGATGACGATGTTGACCTAGGAACGTCTTCTTTAGAATTTAAAGATGGGTATTTCGACGGAACATTATACTGTGATACATTAAATTTAGCGGGGACTAGTCATACCTCTATTTCTGGCGGTGGTTTAGTTCATCTTTCTACAGTTAATATTACAAGTGGAACGGCAACTGTATCATTTACTTCAGACATTGATAGTACCTACAATGCTTATCTTTTTATTTTATCAGATGTTCATCCAGCAACTGACGCACAACCTTTAGAAATGACAGTATCTACTGATGGTGGTTCATCTTACATTAGTACAAATTATAGTTTTGCTCATCAAGGAAGGACTGATGGTACATCAGAATTATCTCATTGTGCTACTAACGATAGTGTTTTTGATATGAGTTCTCAAAATGTTGGAAATGCGGCTGATGAAACAATTTCATCTAGAATTTATTTACATAAACCTGCTGGAACAAACTCACATAAATTAATAAATGTTACGTCAACTGTGATTGCTAATGATAATGCTGTAAGTGTAAGTATAATGGGTGGTGCGAATCATTCAACTACTGCTGCAATAGATGCAGTACGATTCAAATTTGGAAGTGGCAATATTGACAGAGGTAATTTTTCAATGTTTGGAGTAGCTAACAGCTAGGAGAAATAATGGCAAGATATAAAAATGTAAATGGAATTCGAATACAACTCACAGCAGAAGAAGAGACTGCAAGAGATGCTGAAGAAGCACAATCAGTTATTAGAACAAGCGAAAGCAGATAAAAAAGAAGCTGAAGTAGCTAAAAAAGCATCAGGAAAACAAAAACTAAAAGACTTGGGTTTAGATGATGATGAGATTAAACAGTTAACAGGAGCATAAACCGTAATCATATTGCCAGACAGTCTTTTTAACCATATAAAGGTTTTATGCTACAAAAAGTTAAATTTGCACCCGGATTCAATAAGCAAGTCACACCCACCGGCGGAGAAGGCCAATGGCAAGGCGGGGACTATGTACGGTTTAGATACCAAACACCTGAAAAAATAGGGGGCTGGGCACAGCTTGGAGACAATACGTTAACCGGAAGAACGACTGCTTTACACCATTTCGTTAATGCCAGCGGTGTAAAATATGCGGCACTTGGCACTAATCGAATTCTTTACGTCTATTCTGGAGGTATCTTTTATGATATTACTCCTCTTAAAAGTACAACAACACTAACTAATGCCTTTTCAACAACCAATGGTGATGCCACAGTCACGATCACGTTTGCAAGCGCTCATGGTATTTCTCAGTACGATATTATTCGTCTCGATAATTTTACTACTATTACCGATTCTGATTTTGGTTCTAGTGATTTTGACGATTACAGTTTCATGGTCGCCACCGTTCCCTCCAGCACAACGATTACGGTCGAAATGGGCTCGAATGAAAGCGGCTCGGGAGCCAGTACATCCGGAGGAATAAGAGTTAAACATTATTATACTGTCGGTCCCGCGACTGAAGCTAAAGGATCAGGCTGGGGTCTAGGGCAATGGGGTGGTACCGTTTCAGGAGAAGTAACATCTACTTTAGATGGTGCTATTAATGCATCTGCTACTAGTTTAACACTTGCCGCTTCAGACGGTTTTTCTTCCACAGGCACACTTTTAATTGATAGCGAACTTGTTACTTATACTGCCAACAATACTACTACAGAGGCAATATCAGGAATCACTCGAGCTAAATACAATACCACAGCTGCATCCCACTCGGATGGAGCAACGGTAACGGATGCTTCGGACTATATTCAATGGGGTAATCCAGTGAGTGGTGATACTATAATTGCGCCAGGTTTATGGCACTTGGATAATTTTGGTAACAAGCTGATTGCAACAATTACGGATAGTGCAAGCTTTGAATGGGATTCAGATGCTGATTCTGCTACGACAACTCGGGCAACTATTATATCGAATGCACCGACCGCTTCAAGACTTTCTTTAATATCTACACCCGATAGACACTTGGTTTATTTTGGAACAGAAACAACTATTGGAACAACATCGACTCAAGATTTCATGTATGTCCGTTGGTCGAATCAGGAAGATATTAATACTTACACACCAACCGCAACGAATACCGCAGGCACGCAAAGACTTGCCGATGGTACAAGAATTATTGGAGCGATCCGTGGCCGTGATGCCATTTATATCTGGACCGATAACGCATTATTCATCATGCGATTTGTTGGTGCTCCTTTTACTTTTTCCTTCCAACAAGTAGGAACGGGATGTGGATTGATCGGCAAGAACGCAGCCGTGGAAGTGGATGGTTCAGCGTACTGGATGTCAGACAATGGTTTCTTTAGATATACCGGTAAACTGGAATCTTTAGCATGTCTCGTTGAAGATTATGTTTATGATGATTTAAATACTGTTCCACGACAACATATTAATGCCGGATTGAACAACCTCTTTGGCGAAGTCACCTGGTTCTATGCATCAGAAAATGCAGACACGATTGATCGAGCCGTGACTTATAATTACATGGACTCGACGCCTGAAAGACCCGTATGGACAACAAGTTCATTAGCAAGAACAACATGGCAAGATTCTGCAGTATTTGGCAAGCCGCATGGAACGGAGTATGATGCCGATGCAACAAGTGATGGAACAGTTGGTAATACCGATGGAGTGACAACTTATTTTGAACACGAAACAGGATTTAATCAGGTGAAAGCGGGTACTACAACTGCTATCGCTGCCAACATTGAAAGTGGAGATTTTGATTTAGACCAACAAAAAGGATTAGGAGGAGACGGAGAATATATGTTAAAAGTTAGAAGAATCATTCCTGATTTTTTACAACAAACAGGAGATGCGATCGTGACTTTGAATTTAAGGGACTTTGCTAACCAGTCGTCTAGTGGTTCGTCGCTTGGACCTTTTACCTCGACAACAAGCACAACGAAGATTGATACGCGTGCAAGGGGACGAGCGGCTTCGTTAAAGATTTCAAATTCTGGTACGGGAACGCACTGGAAACTAGGAACGTTTAAATTGGATATACAACCGGATGGAAGAAGATAATGATAGAAAAGAATATTAGATTACAG